CTACGATATTGCCGTGCGCCTAAACCCTCCGATAACCGCTCCCGCTCCCGAGCCTATTCGCTTTACGTCGGATAGCGCTAATGGGCGTTGCGTTGGGGCCGAAGGTTTGCTATCGGAATATGCTCGAGTGGGTTGGAGCATTGAACGAATGTCCCGCATCATGTATAGGGAATCACGTTGCCTACCATTAGTGCGGAATGCGAGTGGCGCTACTGGTCTATTGCAAATCATGCCGAGCAATTGTCGCTATATCGCTAGACAATTGGGTGAGAGTTGCACGGTAGCCAAATTGCAGGTACCAGAATTTAATATCCGCGCCGCAACTACGCTATTTGAATATGACGGTTACGGGCCATGGGCACAAACGGCCTAATGCTTACCCGAATTCGTCTTGCCGTATTCTGCGCCATTGGGCTAGTTCTTTGGTTCCCGATTATTTGGGTTGCGATTGCTTTGGACCGGTTCCGTAGACGATTTGGGCGCTAGGGGCCGCCTAGCTCCCTCCACGTTGCCGCCTACGGGCCTCTAGGGCTCGGGGGCGATGGTTGCGCCATCCCGAGCCCCGAGAGGCTTAGACGGGCCTACAGAGCCCGTAGCGCCATCCCGAGCCCGTTGGGCTACGTGAATAGGGTCGGCTTATCGAATCGACCCGATTCAATCGCATAAACGGCAAACGATGCCGCCACCAATGGTGAGATATCCACATTGCCTTTGCGATTGAATCCCCATCGTTCCCCGATTGGTCGTTTGGTCGCACCCTTAATCGCATCATTCAATCGAAAGTCATTCAAATGTGTGATTCGCTTTGACCTTACGTTGTCATAGAGGCAAGCGGCCGCATTGGCTACATCTTTGGCGGCATAAGGAATAACCTCAATTCCCCTATTCTCTAGAATCATCACCATTGATGCCGCCGGGCCTCCCGTATCGATGACTACCGCACAGCCACGCCTTTCCGCAATATCGATTGTCCTATCGACAATCCAATCGACTCCTTCTTTCGCTTCGATGACTTCAATAGGCAGATACTCCCCTACCGAACTACAACCGACAATTGCCGCTCGTTGCCTATCCCACGAAACATCGATGGCGATTACTGGGTCATTGGTCAACCAAACATCGTCACGATAAAGCGATTGCCATTGGTTCCAATCAATCACCCTATCGGAACCGTCATTAGTCTTATGGCACAAATACTCCCGCATAAAGTCACCCAATCGCATTGACGCCATTTCCTCACGCATAAACTCTAGAGAAATGCCGTTAGGTTGATTGAGGGTAGGCATTGTGTCCAACCATGTTGATTCCGCTAATGGGTCGGCCCCCGGATTCATTGACCATTCAAACCAAACCCTAGAATCGTCATCGGCTTTCACGGCCCTATGCCCTAGTTCTTGCAAATGGTTAAGTAGCTCCGAGTCATCATTACCGGCATTGGAGATAACGACGAATTGCGAACCGATACAACCGTTAGCCGAATGCCTTTGCGCCATGATGGGCCGCAATACTCCCAACAACCAAAGCGAATGGGTTAGGGCCTCATCAACAATCACTAAATCTGCCGTCATTCCACGGGCTGCATTCTTTGTTGGCGTAACGGGCTTATACGTTGATCCATTGGTGAACGTGAGGCATTCATGCCCCGTTTGTCCCGCTAGATGTTCTACGTATTCGCCTTTGTGATCGATGATGATGCCGCAGTGTTCTTTCCACCTTTCGACGGCGGTAACTCGCCTTTGTGCGGTATAGACGATTTGTTGCGGAATGATTCGCTTGAGTCCGAAGATTTCTGCAATATCCTCCCGATAGGGCAACATTGCTTGCCCCATTACCCTTGCCGCCGCCCATTTCGTCTTACCGCTTTGACGCCCAACCATGACGCCCACATGAGACGAATTGTATTTAAGTCGCGATTGTCCCTCAAATGGCGACTCGCGTTCACTCAGCATTGTGCTAGTCGAATTCACCAACGATTGCCACTCGTAAGGATCAAACCCTAATTCCCTACTCATTTCATCGAAGTACCAACCTAGATTCTGCTTATACGTATCAAGCGTTGTGCTAATGCGTGGACGTGCTGCAATTGTGTGGGCCATTACCATTCCCTTGTATTTGGTGGATTGTGACGTGCCCAACGCATTAAGGCACCTTGCCGATTGGAGTGATACCTACAATGTGGTTTGAATATCCCCGACCATTGTGAGGGATCAGGGAATTCCGATATGGGCGGGCAATGGTCGGGAGTTAATGCCCGATTGAAGCAATCGGTTTCATGGCATTGGATTTCCTCCGTTGCCAACCACAATTTGAACGCCTTATATGCGGGATCATCTAAATGCCTCTTATATCGATGGCCGGCCATGTGTGGAGTTAACTACCGATTGCACTTAGGCGCAATATGTGAGAGAGTGATTTCCGATGACCGACGCCAATTCCCTAATCGTCATTCGGGACTATCGAAATAGGGCGATTCCTAGGGACGCTATTCCTAATAGCAATCCCGTTAGTGGTTCCGTTGGTGACAATGTAGAGCCGGGATTTGGCGATAATCATGTGATGTATCCCGAAGGTGAATTGGAATCATCGGGGCATATGCCGGAAGTTCAAGCCTGGCAAGGTTGGCCTACGGGATGGGAAACACCTTTATGGAATGGCGATACCTATCCCCAACGGCTTGTATCAACGCTATGGACTTGCATTGATTTGAATAGTCGGCAATTGGCATCCTTTCCTATTTACGGTGTCAAAGGGGTAAAGGTTGTACCTTTGCCCGATTGGTCGAATAATCCCGAACCTAGTTTGTATTCCGATTTCTCCGAAGCGGCGAAACAAATCTTTAATACCTATTACGCAATGGGCGAAGTAATCCTTTGGGCTACGGGTAGATACAAAGATGGTTTAGGGCCGAACGGTATTGGGTCAGTAGCTAGGTTTGTGGTTCTCAATCCTCAATTGGTCAATATCGAATTGGTAGATGGCGCAATCGAATATCGTTTGGGAAACCTCACGCTAGATCCGAATGACGTTTGCCATATCAAATACCAATCGATGCCTACCAACTTGCGAGGCATTGGCCCGCTTGAATGGGCGTCTAAATCCATTGCATCTGCGGCCGCACTAGAGAGAATGAATACCGACCTTGCAACCCGTGGCGGTATTCCATGGGCGGTACTCAAATCACAAAGGAAGCTCAATAGTAAGGAAGCTTCCGATTTGCAGAATCGTTGGGTTGAGGGTTCACGTAATAGGCAAGGTGCTCCCGCAATCCTTTCCGGTACTTTGGAATTGGAAACGCTCACCATTTCGCCTAGAGAAATGATGATGTTGGAACAACGAATCTTTGACGAAACAAGGATTTGTGCCGCTTTGGGCGTTCCACCCTATTTGGTCGGATTGCCGCAACCTGGTGGATTGACTTATGCAAATGCGATTTCTCTACTGGATTTCCATTGGCGTACCACGTTGCGAACGGCGGCCGCATTTGCCGCTATGGCAATGTCTAATTGGCTTCTGCCTAGGGGCACCCGATTTGAATTCAATAGGGACGACTACGTTAGGGCCGATGATTTGACCCGAGCCCAAACGGATAACGTCCTATTCAACATGATTGACGAGCACGGTAATCGGGCTAAGACGATTGACGAAATCCGTATGGGTAATCGCTTGTTGCCTAATGATCCCGATTCGGTAGAGAATATGCAGGGAGCGATTCCGTGAAATCAACGTTTATCCGATCCGCCGACTTTGAATTGAGGGACGATGGCCGCACACTTACGGGCCGCATTGTGCCCTATAATGAAGTTGCGAACGTTGTTGAAATGGACGCCGAAACGAATGAAATGGTGAGATATCAAGAAACATTCTTGCCGCATTCGCTTGCCGCAATGGCGCAAGGATTTGCCTCCCGTGGCGGAAAGTTTGCTAACGGCCAATTCATTCCGCTATTGATCGACCATAACGATAACTTTGATAATATGGTCGGTCACGCTACCGAATTGCGAGACGAGGATGATGGCGCATATGCGTCATTTCGACTTTACGATGATGCCCGAATCACAAAGATTAGAAGCGTACTTAGTGAATCGCATACGGGTTTGTCGATTTCATTTCGAGACGTTAGAACGCCCAGAATCGTTAATGATGTTGTGCAAAGGGTGCAAGTATTTGTCGGTCACGTTGCCGCTACCCCTAGTCCCGCATATCAAAGCGCTGGCATTCTTACGCTTCGGTCTAATGACGAATGCGAGCCCGTTACCCCTAGGTTGAATAGCGTTAAGGAATGGCTAGCTAGTCAACGCAATGTCTGATTTCGGCGATATCACGATTGATGATGTTTACGATAGACGTGATGCTCTAATTGCCCAAAGGCGTGCCGCTAAAGGAACCGTTTGGCTAACGGGTATGGCGGATATCCTCCGATACGTCGGCCTAAACGTTATTGAGTTTGATGGTTGGGAAACCCGAGCCCGTAGCTCTGGTGGTTTCGCTAGTTGGCCTTTGTGCGTAATGTGGCATCACACTGCAAGCGGCCCTAATTCCGATGGTTGGAATGATGCTAGCTATATCGCTAACGGTGATGAGAATTCTCCTATTTCTAATCTGTATATTGATCGTGGCGGTAATGTTTGGGTCATAGCTGCTGGCGCAACCAATACGAATGGTAAAGGCATTTCGATTCCGTTTAGTAGGGGCACGGTTCCTGCCGACGGAATGAATAGTTACGCTTTGGGCGTCGAATGTGGAAACAATGGCGTTGGTGAGAATTGGCCGGAAGTGCAAGTTAACGCAATGTTCCGAACCAATATCGCGATGAACCTTTGGTTTGGCAATCGGGTTGACGACTTGTCGACACACAACTATTACGCTCCCGATAGGAAGATTGATCCCGCCACAGACAATGTGTCTGGCAATTGGATTCCTTCGGTTGTCAATTCCTCCCGTAGTTGGAACGTGCAAGATATCCGCAATGAAGCTAACGCTAGATTGCAAGCGTTCATTGATAGTACGGAACCAATCCCGCCACACCCGAATTACCCAATCCCCGAAACCGATGAGGACGATATGGCAACTTTCATTATTCGCAATAGCGATACCGGTCAAGTCGTGCTTATTGGGTATGACGGTTCGGGAGTAACCGCTACGGGTTTGGCCTTTGATGATTTGGGGCCATATCAAGAACGGTTCGGTAATTGGCTAGATACGGAGCCGAGCGTATTTGACGACTTCCTTACCAAATCAAACGAGGGATGATGTTCGCTAACGGAATCTTTGATGGTCACACTTTGCTTTCTGATTGGTTCTTTCTAGGGGCCGCCGTTGCGTTTCTGGCGCTAGGGGTGCTGGCAGTGCTCCGAAGCTCGGGGAGGCCCGTAGGCGAGCCCGTAGGGGCCTCTACGGGCCTCCGTGCCGCTCTCCCGTGGCTTGCCAGTGCCGCCGTTGCCGTCGGCTTGCTTGTTCTCTAGTCGGATTAGGAAACGTTGCACGATGAATTAGAAGTATTGGGAATGATGGACCCTAGGCGTAGAGCATTCAAATCGGATGATGCAACCCTATGGGTCTGGATTCTTTACGGATTGGCGCAAGCTTGTACCACAATGCTTATGGCCTTTGACGTAATCAAATCACTTACGGCAACCCAAGTGATTACCGCAGTAGCGTTGATTATCTACGTTGCGGTTAACGAATTGTTTGTGAGGCCTAGGCGTGGAAAGCCTCGCATAGATAAACAATCGATTGACGAACCCGTTCCTATTGAAGTAGAAAGTAAGTACGAAGCACCCGAATAACGTTGCATAGCAACCCTCATTCATTTGGGGCAACCTAAAGCAATTGCAATCGCAACCTTCATTTGAATAACGAACCCTTCA